AGTGCGTCCAAATATCACTAGGAAGCCATTGTGGGCTGCTAGAGCAACAATAGTGTCATACCCTGTAGGCCATACCTTAGTGATGTCTATCGAGCCTGTAGAGCCTCCTGACCACGCTGTGCCGTCTAATAAGTCAGACCAATAGATTGTCGACTTGTCTGCTGTAAAATCTGCTACCCATAAACGACCAAACGCTGCTAACACTTCATGTCCTTGCGGAGGAGTACCTGTCGCATGAGTATGAGAAGACATCTTGTCTACTGTACCTGCGTGATCTGAGTACACTAGAGGCTCATAGCCTCTCTGAAATAAGAAAGCATGGTCGTTAAATGATACGATCTTCCAGTTATTTGTAGTGATCGTGTAAGAGCTAGGCGTTGCGTCTACCATCGTGGTAGTACCAGTAAAGATTTTATTATTACCTGCCGATAAGAAAGTAATGTCTCCATCTTCAGCAACAAACTCATGCAGCGCTTCTACACCTGCTGACGAACCTAACAAGTCATTACCGTTAAGTAACTGATAACCTTTACGAGAAGCTAAACGTCCTTCCTTGTCAATAATACAATTATCAGCTACAGCAGCAAAAGTGTGATCTTGTGCCAACGGAGCGTCTTGCGTGTTAATACCTGCAAACGCTGGAGCTGTCATTGTAATACTTTGTAGTTGTTGAGCCATTTATATTCCTTTAAACTGGCACGTACAAAATGTCTTCTTGGTACTTGTTAGCATCAAAAGCAATTGCGTCAGACAACACAGCATCAGCTATAGCAAATTGTTCTGCTGCTGATTGACCGCCTGTCTCACCACGCTCTCTCAACGCCATAGCTAATGCTAATTGCAGTACAGGATTAAAAGGTATTTTTAGTCTTGTAGCGTCTGCTGTTAAAGAAGTTTGTGGTACAAAAGTGTCAAAGTATAAAGAGTAAATACCGTCAGGGTTAGGATAAACTTGGACAGTAATGTCTCCGTTATCATCAACACCGTTAAAAGCTAGACTTGTTGGTGTACCACTAGCAGGATTAATTTTATAGTTCCTGTTCATAGCAGTTCTATTACTCATGTTAAAGATAGCTTTACTTGTAACGTTCATTGCTTCTCTTAACTCAGCATACTGACCTGCTCCTGTTAGAGAATAAATAGAAGTACCTGCTACTGTATCAAAATCAATAGCTGTACGCATAGCAGACCAACTGTGAGAGTTCTCTACTATTTGTTTAGCATCGTTTACAAAGTCACCTACTAAAGCTGAGTAGCTTGTCTCTGCTATTGTAGAGACTTCATCTTCACGTAAACGTCTTAAAACGTTATTTACTAGCTCTAAATACGTCATCTTATTTTCCTATGTAAGTAAAAGCAGCGCTAACAACAGCTACAATAATTACCCAAACTAAACGCTCTGTTACTCTAGCCTTTACTATGTTTTCAGACAACTCATCTACTTTATTGTCTATATTTTCTACTTTGTTTTCAATAGTAGACTGTCTGTTAAAAACAGTAACAAGACGTTCTTCTACACGCGCTAAAGAAACAATAGCTTCCTGTAACGTGTCTATCTTTTGCTCTACTCGCGTTAAACGATCTTCTACCATTTTCTACTGCCTTAGCTTATTTTTGTAACAACAAACCCAATCATTAACGCAATTGCACCGACTCCTACGGCTGTTATGACTAATAAAAAAGTTAAGTCAGCTATTCTTTTTTTTCTTTTTGCTGCTGCCTTTGCTGCTTGTAACCTTCTTGATCTTTCTAGCTGCCTGACTCTCATCATCTGTGAATACAAAGCAGTCTTACCTTTATCTTGAAACATTCTCTTTAGTTGTGCCTCTAGCTTCTTAGTTCGTTCTTCTGCCAATACTGCTTGTAACGCATACGATTCGACAGAATCTTTTGCGAACATCTTGTTTGCAGCAGATGTGTTTTCTGACTGTGCTTTAGCTTCAGTAACTTTATCTTTTGCATCATAGAAAGCTGCAATAGTTCCTTGCATCTCGTGTATTTCTTTGCTTTTGTCAACTCCATATTTTATAAGTTGAAAAGCCTTTTCTGCTGCTGCAACAGCTAATGAAATTTCTATCAATGTTCATACCTATGGGGCTGTAGGCCAGTCAGAATCTTCAAGGTTAGGAAAATTACTATGTGTTGTAATATCCCTAAGACTTTGACGATACGTAGCCCAAGCTGTTTTATCAACAGTTGCATCAGCAATTTGTGTCCAATCACATTCCGCTAGTAAAGCGTTGCGTTCTTTTCTGACGTTAGCTTCTGCTCGATCATTAGCACTTGCGTTCCATTCTGCTTCTTGTGCGTCCCATTCAGCTTCTTCTTTAGCAGTAAATGGTACATCTCCGTCAACGGTTGCGTGATAACGTGTCATAATTTATACCTATGCCTTTTTAATTCCATAAATTCTTACAGTGCCAGTGTATGAACCACCATTAAGAGAATATTGAATACCAGTTAAAATTCCTGCTGCCCCATAATAATAACCAGAATAAGCAATTCCTCTCATATAATAACTAGTAGCGTTATTTGTTGTTCCAAAAACGCCATGATATGTAGAATCATTCACGTTAAAACAGTTAGTAATAAAAGACATTTTTATACTTGCTCCCGATGAGCCAGAGCCAATATCACCGCCCATTTGTATTTCTGTTGATGCTCCATTGTTGTTAAAACTATTATAATCCAATTGATTCCAAGAATAGCCTCCTGTCCCATAACTTCCAGAACCTAATTTAATTCTTATTCTTGGAATAGCCGAAACACTTGTTAAAGTTCCAATAATTACATAATCGTCATAAGTAGAACTAAAAGCCTCAACATTGACTGTACTTGCGCTGCTTGGTGTATAAGTAGCAAGTAACTCCCAAGCCCCACCACCTGCAGGGGCAGTAGACTGCCAAGTTGTTCCGTTAGAAGTGAGAACATTGCCTGACGTAGATGGTGCTACTGCTAAAGGTGCAGACGTTCCATTTCCTAATAAAACATTGTTAGCGGTTAATGTAGCTGCACCTGTACCACCGTTTGCAACAGGTAAAGTGCTAGTAACTGCTGACGCAAGATTTACTGGTGAAGTAGCTTTAGCGTTAAGTTGTGTTTGTATATTCGACGTTACGCCGTCAATAAAATTGATTACTGGCGCAGAGTCAGCGATATTTCTTGAGTTACTCATTTAAAAACTCCTATGGTGCTGTAGGCCAATCATCGTCAGACAGATTAGGGAAACTAGAATGCTCTGGCAGATTTCGTAGGGCTTGTCTATAGCTAGTCATTGCGTCCGTCATAGTGACATCTGACAAGGCATAAAAGTCTGTATCTTTAAGCAACCCATCACGCTTAGTTCTTACCGCAGCAGCAGCTTCAGCGTCTAGTCGTGCTTGGTAGGCTGTTTCATGCTCGGACTTAGTAGTGGTTACGCCATCAACCGTAGTGTCAGCAAACATATCTGTTTCTGTCCACGCCTGTACCCAGTTGTCACCATCTTGTACAGCACCGTTACGCACGACTTGCTTATACGCTCCGCTTGCTTCTGGCTTGGGTGCTTCTAGCACTGGATCAATGTTTAGACTTGCACAAACATCTGCATTCCAAACTTTAGGTATTGAAACATTTTTATTTAATGCTCGGATCTCGCCTTGCGACTTGAGTAATCCGTCTGAAGTTCTATATTCCATAGTTGATAATCCTATGCGATTGCTAAAAATATGTAAGTCCCTGCTGTAAAAGAGGACGTTAAAGTAAATCCACTTGCTAGTGGATCAATGTAGTCTGTGTTAGTTACTTGTGCCGCCGAAGAGTTCAAAAGTAAATAAGGATCATCACCCGAAACAATACCTCTAGCAGTATCCCAAACATACCAGTCACCTGTAGAGTCTGTACGTTTTACAAGCACAAACCTCGCACCTGCGGAGAATCCACAATCAACATCAGTTGTTCCAGAATGGACAACAGAGCCGACTTTACTTATCCCATCTAGTGTGGCGAAGAGGTAAGAAATTACTGGAACTCCAGTTGGATACGCAAAGCCTGTAGTAAATTGAGTAGCTGTTGGTAATGCAGGGAAACTCCAAGTCCCTGATACTGAAGCGCCTGTAGTTGCTAACACTAGATATTTGTTTATGCCTACATCTTTATGATAGACCATCCATATATTTGATCCAGTTCTGTTTTTTACTATAATCATCTCAGGAGCTACAGTAAGATTATGAGTAACTACGTCTGTTTGACCTGAAGAAGAAGGCGTAGTAGTATAAGCAACCACATCCATAAATTTAGAAGCGCGCCTAAATAGCCATTCAACTCTATTTCCACCCTGCGAATTATTCATAAAAGTGTTGGTGGGAACTCCTGAAAACGGATCATTTGTACCAATTTCTGCCGCTGTCACTGAAGTAGCTAAATATTTTGTCCCACGAAGACGATCCATTACAAACTGTGAAGCAGTACCTCCATTTCCTGCTGTTGCACCACCAATCCAAAAATCAGGTACAAAACCAGTATTTAAAGTAGTCCCTGCATTTGCTGTGGTTTGAAAGTAAACCTCAGTCCCTGCTTCGGGTACTTTCATCGGTCTACGGATAGCCATGTAGATGTAGGTTTCTCCATTTGTATTTAAATCTGAACCTGTAGTCTGTCTAATATTAAAACCAGTAGCAGTAGGATGTATTTGTCCGACACCTGTGCTTTCACTATTACTTAAATTCGGAAAAAGGACACTAGCACTAGCTGAAACAGGCATCCCACGCATATTGTCTGCAATAATCCAATCTGTTCCAGAAGCAGAACTGCGTTTTATTAACACCCACTGAGGTTCAAATCCAAGTGTTATTTCAGGTCCAGTGTTATTACCATTACCAGTATAAGTACCCATAGTACATATCTGTTCATCAGAGTCTTCGCCAAAAACAGCGTCATCTCCGAATAAATAGGCAACGTAGGTTGAGCCTGATTGATTACTAAGATCATAGCCTCCTAAATTACCAAAAGTTGTATCTGTAGAAGCTCCCTGACCATTATAGAAAATATAATTAGTGCTTGACTCTGCGTCATTAGTATTTAGTTTGAGAGTTTGTTGTAAACTGCTTAAGTCTTTGTGCCAAACAAGCCAATCTCCAGAAGCGTCTGTTCGTTTTATAAATACTGCGGCAGGCGTAGAGCCAAGATTGTGCGACAAAGCTCTGCCGA